TCCTTCAGTTGGTTGTGCTTGGGCTTGGTTTGCCATGTTCTGCTTCATGAGCTGACCAGCCTGGGTGATCGCCGGGTTGATGCCCTGCATCGCCATCTGCTGCATCATCTGCTGCTGCTGGATTGCCTGGAGCTGCTCAGCGGAGTTCACCAGACCCTTCATGTCGATGCCCAGAGATGTTCCCAGACGCTTGAGGGCGTCCTCTTTGTTGATCTCAGGGGGCAACTGAGCGACCTGAACTGCAGCCTGGAAGAACAGGTTCAGCTTGTTCATGTCGTTGCCACGGCCCAGAGCCTCCATGCCGGTGACGATCACAGGCTTGACGGTACCCTTGGGCAGGGTCGGCATCTTCTTCTTACGCTCCATGGAGAACATGATGCGGTTCACCAGGGGGAGCTGGAACTCCTGAGAGAGGATCGAATAGATGCCACCGAGGGCAGCTTCCAACTCACCCGCCATGTAGCGGATCTCTTCAGCAGTCACTCGCTCGCCATTGCGCTGGACAGCGGAGTTCAGCAGGAAGGCGAAGGCCAGACGCTCCTCGATCCGGGAGATCGTCTCAAGGGCAACCCGGAAGTCGTTGTACTTCTGGAGCTGCAGGACGGTCACATCCTGGTCGTTACCTTCCACGATGGCACCGTTGTCAGCCTCAGCAAGGGTCTGCTGGCTGGTGGTACCGTTTGGGTTCACCAGGAACAGCACTTTGGCTGCAGCGGCAGAGCCCTCAACGATGGACTGAGAGAGGCCCTCAAGTGACTTGATGTCACCCAGGTATTCCTCGACGTAGCCACGGCCATAGTTCTCACCGTCGATCTTTGTGAATCGCACGGGAATCCAAGGGGACTTGTCCTTGGGATAGGTACCCTCAGAGCCGGGGACAACCTTGCCCTTGATCTCTTGGTACACATGCCAGGCACCATCTTCCCACTCGACGTGGGTGTAGATGTCACAGGCCTTCTCGTGGCTTGCCTCTTCCTTGTACTCGTCGTCACCCTCAGCGTAGCCCAGGAGAGCCTGGACATCTTGGGGCAGAGTGGCGGGGGCCACGGTTTCCTTGACGACGATGTCGAGGACCTTGCCCATGGGGTCACGGCGGACCACGAACTTCTCCAGCGGGAACACCCGCATACCGCCCTCATCGGGGGTGTAGAGCAGGCAGTTGCCAGAGACGAGCAGGTGCTTCATGCCCTCGAAGGCAGACACACGGATCGCACCAGCCTCGATCTCGGACTGGACTGCACGTTCGATCTTGTTCAGGCCTTCCTCGACCTGGGCTCGCATACCCTCCTGCTTCGTGAGCTGCTCCAGAGTGAAGTCATCAATCTGGAGGCGGAAGAAGGGAGAGTTGGGAGGGAGAAGGGCGAGCAGGAGCTTGGAGGCCAGGTTGTTCACACCACGAGCACCAATGGCCTGGTAGGGCGTGTAGTACTTGGTGGCGTTAGAGTGCCCAGCGGGAGGCACCAAAGTGGGAAGGGTGTACTTAGAGCAATCCCTAGCCCTCGTGAGGAAGGGCAGACGGTCAGACTCTAGCTTTGAATAGAGACTGGCCGCAGAGCCTTCTGGCTCCTTTTCGTTCTTCTCTTCCATGAAATACCTTATGCGGGAATGTTCAGACCAGAACCAGACGAACCGGTGTCGGGCTGAGTGCGGTCGATACGCAGGGAGCCACGGCCACGGTTAGCGGACAGGGCTGTCGCATCCTTGCGGTTCATCCCCTCAGCGGGAGCAATACGGGCCAAGTCCGGGGTGGGGACTGCGGGAGCTGGAGGTGGAGGCGGCGGAGGCGCATCCGGTGTCATCAGGCACATAGTTTAATTCTCCAGAATGTTCTGGTTCTGTAAATTGAATTGGTGTCGGAGAAGACGGACCACCTGAATTTGCCCTTGCCTCAGCAGATAATCAGGGTGAGGCATGGGATTATCGGGCATCCGATCAGGGAATCGCTTTTCCAACTCTTTGAGTAATTCTTCAGATACTAAAGGAAACTTAGAGTTATCCATAGTCTTCCAATTGGGCAACCTTTAAATGCCCACCTTATCAAACGCCTTCACCCACATGGCGCAGATGTCAGATCGGACGATGTCGTCGACAGTGAACTCCACATGTTCGACGGGGAGTTTCTGCTTCTGGATCATGTCGATGATCGTCTTCAGGCCAGAGGTGGACTTGAGGTCCGACTGCTTGATGTCACCATTGAGGACCACCTGAGACTCCTCCCCGATCCGGGTGAGGAACATCTTCATCTCCGAGGGGGAGGTGTTCTGGGCTTCATCCAGGATCACGAAGGCCCTGTTGAAGGTCCGACCACGCATCACCTCGAAGGGGAGGATGTCGATCTGACGCTTCTTGGAGGCGATCTGGTAGATCTCGGAGCCCATGCAGGCCTCAAGCACATCCGTGAACGGGATCACCCACGGTGCCATCTTCTCCTCCATGGTGC